CACGCAAGGACGAGTAGTTCGCCTGCCGAACATCGCCCGTGACGAGATGATAGGGCAGACCCAGCGAGGCCGAGACCGCTAAGAGTGTCCGGTACTGGAACGCCTCATAGCCACCACCAACATCAGCGGGGCTTGAGAACTTCACATCCTCGCCGGGCAGCAGAACCTGCATGGTTCCGGGCTCGAGGCTCGCAATGGCTGCCCCATCAAGATCCGCCGCCCCCTCCCCCATCATCGGGTCCTCGGGTGCGGTCTTCGTGATGAAGCCCGCAAACATCGCCGCGGTCTTTTTCCGGTCGAGTTCTGCATCATCGTACTGGTCTAGGAGGAAGAGCCGCACCATGGCCGGCGCCACATGCGGCAACCCTCGGATTTGACCCGCATCGATGGGGCGGTAGATGTGCAACACCTCCTCCGCCGGCACGCGCACCGTCTCGGGCACGGCCACCCGCTGGTCCGTACTGTCGCCTGGATGGCGGCGACGGAAGTGATAAGCCACGCGCCGTCCAATCAGATCAAACTCAATCCCGCAGCGGATGAGGTTCCCGTTCGGGTCCGTTTCGGTTTTTTCAAAAGGCAGCATCTCGGATTGGAGAAGCTGCAATTGGAGCGGGACCAGGAGCCCGTCCTCCGCCCGTCTGGGCCGAAGGCGCACAAAGCATTCGCCAGCCACAAACATCTCGCGCGCGGCCATAGCTTGCAGGCCGTAGAAATCGGTCAGCCCATCGGCGTCCGCCTCGTCCGTCCAGGCGAGCCAGAGCTTCTGGACCTGGTCACGTAGCGCCGCATCCGTGATAAGCGACGACGGCTTGATACCGTCCCCAACAAGGTTGGCCGCAAAGGCCTCGCAGGCGTTCGCCGCATAGCCGTTGGTCACTACCAGTTCGCGAGACCGCGCCAGCAGTTTGGGTCCGCCAGAAGCGACGAGCGCGTTGATGTTCTCGAGCGGTGGGTTCCAGCCCCGCAAGCGCCGCTTTGCCATCGCCCCTTCAAGCCGCGCGCGCATGGCTTCAGTGCCGCCCGGCTTGGGGCGGCGGAACAAGTCGAACATCCCCATTTCTGTCAGAGCCCCTTGGCCGTCGTCACGCGGACCTGCCGCACGATCCGCCGCCCTTCGGCCATCACGATCTCACGGTCCAAAGCCTCAATGGCCCGGTCGATCTCAGCCAAAGACCGGTAGTCGACCGTCTTGCCCTCATAGCTGACGCGGGCCACGCCCGAGGCGCGCTGCGAAGACAGAGTCTCGCGGCGGAGTTTCAGTGTCGTCAGATCCGCCATGCCCAAACTCATCCCATGTATGTTGACCTCGCAACGCGGCGCACCTGTGCCTTGCGTACAGATTGCGTGCCCCCGGCAGAGGAGGCGCCCTTGGCTTCATAGACAACAAACTGTGCGGCCAACTCTTCCCAGCGCGCGTCCGACCAGCGGTCTGCGCCGATGATCCAGGCAGCGGCACGCGCATAAACACGGCAATCGAGTGCTTCGTTGCGTTCCCGCAGCTTTTGCCATTCGAGCTTGGCAAAGCCGCGCTTGTTCTTGACAGTGACCAGCTGCTCGGCCGTGAGCTGCTTCAGCCATTCAGCGTCGACCCAGCCCGGCAGATGGAGAAAGCCGGGAGAAAACCTCTCTCCACCCACCGGGCTGGTGACTTCCAGCGGGTCAAGCCGCAGGAAGCGATAGGTCTCAGCCTTGAACGTCGATGTGGCCACCGTCCAAAGCCGTGCACCGCGGCGAAGCCGCTTGCCCCCTATGGTGGCGTCAACAAATGTCGGCCCTGTGACAGGGCTCGCCCGATTGAAACCCTCGAGACCCTTAACAGGTGCGACCTGCCCAAAACCCACCTGACGCGCCCAAGCGCAAACGGCTGCCGTTTCATAGCCCGTGTCGATCGCCAGCCGCGCGATGGTCATCGGCGTACCGCTGGAGTGAGCCCAAGTCCGGCCAAGAAGGTCCGAGAGCTTCTGCCAGCAAGCCTGATCGCCCGGGCCGCCCTCGATGACAATGTGATCAATGAGCCAGCTTTGCAGGCCCTTACCCCAAGCCCAGACATCAACCTCAATCCGGTCCTTCTGCACGTCGGCTCCAGCGGTCAAAAACAGCCCGCCCGCCGGCACCGTGCCCGCGCGCCAATCTTCCTTCAGCCCCTGCAACCGCTGCCAGTCTGGCGCCTCGCCGCTTTCCATCCAGGTCTCGCCCAGAGAGGTGTTGATGAATGTCTTCATCGTCTCGTCCCCACCGGCGCGCGCCGATAGAAACGCCTTGGCCATGGCCTCGAGCCGCACCCAGGGCGAATAGATCTCGTTCAGATGGAAGCCCGCCGTCCCGTTGAACGGCGCATCAGCGATCCAGCGGCCCTTGGAGATGGCCGCCCAGCGGGTCTCATCCTTCCAGAGAGCATCACATTCGGCGCAGTGGTAGCGCGCAGTTTCTGGACGATGGCCGCCAGCTTCATCCTTGTCCCATTTGACCTGCCCCCAGGTCAGGAGTTGTTCTGCGCCGCAGGCCGGGCACGGCACCCAATATCGGCGCTGGTCACTTTCCTCAAACGCCGCCTCGATCCGGCTCGCGCCCTTGTTCGTCGGCGTCGAGACCAGCACGATCTTGCGGTTCCAGAACGTCACCGTCCGCTTCTTCGCGAGGTTGACCGGGTCGCCCTCGGCCCCCGCGCTGAATGGATAGCGGTCAACCTCATCGCAAAGCAGCAAGCGGATCGGACGGCTCGCAAGCCCCGACGGCGCGTTGGCACCCACAATGGTCAGATGCCCGCCCGGAAACCGCTTGTGCAGGATCTTGTTATTGCCGTCCCGCGAACGCGGATCGGCAATCTTACCCTGAAGGCAGGGCGTATCGCGTGCCATCGGCGAGAAGCGATCCTTCGACCAGGTTTCAGCATCGCGCTCGGTGGGCATCACCACCATGATCGGCGCTGGATCCTGATCGATGTGGTAACCGACGGCGTTGTTAACCATCTCCGTGTTATGCGTCGGGATCATGGTACGCCCGGCCAGATACAAACGGTTCGGGCTGTCCACCTGAATGCAGCGCACCGGCACGCTCTCAACCGGCTCAACCGCTACGATGCGGCGGCGCTCAGTTTTTGTTGTCCGGCGCCCGTCACGCGAGACCTGACGCGCCCGCTTCCGCGCCAATCGGAAAACCGGCACATCGTCATAGATCATGAACGAGAACCTTGTAGCGGGGTTTCCGAGACGCCGTTCGCCGTCGATCATCACGGTGGGCTGCTTATCAACAGCCGAGAACTTGATGCCCAAGGAGGTCAGAAGTTCGCCAAAGCCATCCGCCAGACGTCGGTGGATTGTGATGAACTCGCAGCGGCCGCATTCAGCGATGTAGCCGTCCGTATCCATCAGCCCTTGCAGGAGGGCCAAGCGCTGATCTATCGACGCGCGCAGGTAGGCGGGCGGAATATGTTTGCCAGTTTCTGGCGTCTTCCGATCCTTGGCCAGCCCCATCTCCCGAAGGCGCAGGCTGAAGGGCTTACCTTCCTCTAGAACAGGGTCAACGGGAAAACCGTGCTTCCACTGCATTGAAAACTGCCGCCCACATTCCGCGCATTGCCCATTCCCATGGCGACCCAGCACATACATGTCATGCCCGCGGCGACACATATTGCCGGGCCAAGGAAGTGTTGGCTTGAGCGTCAGGATATGCGGAACTCGTTTGTCCTTGGACTTGACCTCAACCTCTATGCCACTGGCGCGGAGATGATCGGCGATTTCCAGATCATCCTGATGGCAGGTAATCTGTGACCCGTAGCTGTGACCATCCCCTAGCCAGACACCCAAGGCGTAAGGCGGGATCGGCAATGCCTGTTCGGGCAGTTGAAGCGGACCAGCCACCGGGATGGCGTATCGGTTCCTTTTCTTAGCGCCAAAGTAATGGGCTGTCTCAGCAATCTCCTTCGTCGTCAGGACCGCCCGGTGGATCTTCATGGAACAGGCCCTTCATCGCGTCCTGCGCGCGCACTGGTGTGTCACTGTCGACCGCCCAGAGGTGATCGGCATCAGCGATGATCGAGCTTCGGTCCGAAAACCGCACACGATAGCAGCGTCGGTTGAGCATCACATCCGTGGCGCCTGTGACGCGACAAGCTGCACCGGTTTCATCAAAAAGAATGTCGCCGACTTGCACATCGGCCATCGTGGTCCAACCCGTCGGTGTGGCGAGCGGCGTGTCCAGTGCCAGCGCTTTGCCCACCTGTGAACTGGACATGATGACGACGGTTTCGGTGGCGGCGTCTGAGACCGCCTGCATGATCCCGCGCTGGTATTCGGCGCGGCTCGTCCGCCACTGGCCCGGCTCGGCGCTGGCCTCAGAGCTCAGCCGTCGGTTTTGGTCCGCCCAATCGCTGATCGTCAGGTCCGGCGGCGGCTTCAGAACCGCCAGTGCCTTCACCACCGTCCGCTTCAGGATCGGCGAGCCCGTCAATCTCAGGATCAGTTTCGAATTCAATGTCTGGCTCTGCGAGATCATCGAGTACCTCGCGGATCGCAGTTCGGATCAGGTTCCGGGTATCTCCGACGGTGGGTTGGTCAAAGGCCTGTGGTGCCAGCCGGTCCGGCAGCGCCAAGAGGCGGGTTCTCAAAAGCGCGAGGACGGCAATCCAGGCCGCCTCGATCTCATCCGCCGCAATCAGCGAGCG